GCGCTGCGGAAACGCTGCACGTGGGAGCGTGAAGGCAGGCCGTCGGCGGTGTTCGAGGTCAGCAACGGCCGGAAGCGATGCCTGATCCAGTACGAGGCGCAATTCGAAGGTATCGACGGGATTCAAGGCAAGCCGGTCCCCAGCCGCAACGAGTGAGGGAGCTATGGGTAGGCCCCAGCCACCGACAGACCTGCACGATATCGATCTGGAGGACATGGCCATGCGGTTCCGGCCTGCTCCCGACGTCTGGCATTGGATCGAAGCCGAGGTGCTGTCTGAGGACGGGAACCTGCACAACCCCGATCACCTGCACCTACAGGGTGCAGACGTGGGCATCCTCTGGGCGGGCACCTGTTTCACCAAGCAGGGCAGGACCGTTGTCGGCCAGGCCGAGATAGTGGCCTTCCGGGCGGGTGGGTGGCAGAAGGCCCGAATGGAACGCCAGATGGTGGACTGGTTCGGGCGCGTGCCTGAGGTGGTGATCACCCTGGCCGCCGATTACTGCTCCAGCTGCACCGACACGGAGTTCTGCGCCCTGGTTGAGCACGAGCTCTACCACGTGGCCCAAGAGGCCGATCAATACGGCGCCCCGAAGTTCCGTAGGGATGGATCCGCCGCCCTGACGATGCGAGCCCATGATGTGGAAGAGTTCATTGGGGTGGTTCGCAGGTATGGGGCGGGGGAACAGGTCCAGAAGCTCGTGGATGCAGCACAGAGGCCGCCCGAAGTAGACAGACTAGACATCGCCCGGTCGTGTGGCACCTGCCTGCTGAGGGCGGCGTAGGCACGACCTGGCACGACAAGGTTGAATAGAGATGCCCGCGCTCGACGCCCAGGTGAAGACCTTCATCGTCCAGCAGTTGGCGTGCTTCGACACGCCCAGCACGGTGGTGGAGGCGGTCAAGACTGAGTTCGGTCAGGCCGTGAGCCGCCAGACGGTGGAATCGCACGACCCTACAAAGCACGCAGGGCGGAAGCTGGCGCAGCGCTGGGTTGAGCTGTTCAACACCACCCGGGAGCGCTTCAAGGCCGAAACGGCGGACATTCCCATCGCCAACCGAGCCGTCCGGCTGCGTGCGTTGAACCGTATGGCCAACAAGGCCGAAGGGATGAAGAACATGGCATTGGCCGCCCAGCTCATCGAGCAGGCGGCCAAGGAGACAGGCGGCGCGTACACAAACCGCCAGCAAGTCGAACACAGCGGCCCGAACGGCGGGCCGATCCAGAGCGCCGACATGACCCCCGGCCAGTTCCGAGAGGAGGCGAAGAAGCTCTTGCAGGAGGTGTGAAGTGGGCGAGCTGACCGCTCAGCAAAAGCTGGTTGCGGCCGAGCTGGCGCGGGAGGACTTCTACTTCTACAGCCGCTACACGTTCCTGCGGAAGAAGGGCTTCCAGTGGATGCGGGCCAAGCATCACGCGCCACTGTGCGCGGCGTTGGACCGGGTCTATCGGGGGGAGTGCAAGCGCCTGGTGATCAACCTGCCGCCGCGGTATTCAAAGACCGAGCTGGCGGTCGTGAACTGGATGTCCTGGTGCCTGGGCAAGGTGCCGGACTCCGAGTTCATCCACATCAGCTACGCCGCACCCCTGGCGCTGAACAACAGCTCCAATGCCCGCGAGCTGGTGCAGCACGAGGTCTACCAAGAGATATTCCCCGAGCTGGAGCTGCGCAAGGACAGCAGCGCCAAGGGCGACTGGCGGACGACGAAGGGCGGGGTGGTGTATGCCACCGGTGCCGGCGGCACGGTCACGGGCTTTGGTGCTGGCAAGGCCCGGCCCGGCTTCGGTGGCGCCATCATCATCGATGACCCGCATAAGCCGGATGAGGCGGGAAGCGACAAGGTTCGTGGTGGCGTCCTCGACTGGTTCAACAACACCTTGCAGTCGCGCGTGAACAGCGCCGACACGCCGATCATCGTCATCATGCAGCGGCTGCACGAGGGCGACCTCGCTGGCTGGCTGCTGGGCAGGAAGCCCGGTGAGCCTGCATGCGCCGGCGGAAATGGCGAGGTCTGGGAGCACGTCTGCTTCGAGGCCCTCTCTACCGAGGGTGAAGCGCTTTGGCCCGAGAAGCACGACGTGGCAGACCTCCTGCGCATGCAGGAAGCGATGCCCTACGTGTTCGCTGGGCAGTATCAGCAGCGGCCGTCGCCACTGGCCGGAGGAATCATCAAGGCCGGCAGGATCGAGATCGTGGATGCGCTGCCTACCGGTCTGCGCATGCTGCGAGGGTGGGATCTGGCGGCAACCAAGGACGCGGGCGACTGGACGGCAGGGGCGAAGCTGGCGCGCGACCGCGATGGCTTGATCTACATCGTCAACGTCGTCCGAGAGCGTGGCGGCCCTGATGAGGTGGAGAAACTGGTCGTCAACACGGCGAAGGCCGACCGATGCAAGCAGTCGCTGCCTCAGGATCCGGGCCAGGCCGGAAAGGCGCAGGCCGCGTACCTGGGCAAGAAGCTGGCCGGCGTGCCTTTCGAATTCACCACTGAGACGGGCGACAAGGTGACCCGCGCGTCGCCGCTGGCAGCGCAGATCAACGTGGGGAACGTCCGCATGCTCCGCGCCGAGTGGAACGAGAAGCTGCTGGACGAGTTCCGCATGTTCCCCAACGGCAACAACGACGACCAGGTGGACGGATGCGCGCGCGCATTCAACGCCATGGGCGGTAGCAACTACAACTTGGGGAACGCGCTCTGATGGGCAAGCTCGCACAAATCAAAGACGGGCTGGTCAACCTGGTCGCTAACCTGGGCACGCCGCGCGACAAGGCGGCTGCCACTGGCTATGGCCTGCCAGTGCTCTCCGAGCAGGATGCGCAGAACGCGTACCGCGGCACATGGCTGGCACGTAAGGTGATCGACATCCCGGCGATGGATAGCTGCCGGAAGTGGCGGGGTTGGAGCGCCGACCAGAAGCAGATCAGCGCGATCGAGGCGGAGGAGAAGCGCCTCGGGCTGCAGCAGAAGACCCTAGAGGCAATGATCCGCGCCCGTCTCGCCGGCGGCGCTGCGCTTTACATCGGGACTGGCAACAGCGACCCGATGCAGCCCCTGCGCCCGGAGACCATCGGGAAAGGCGGGATTCGCCACCTCAACGTGCTCTCTAAGCGGGTGCTGCAGGGCGGCGAGCTTGATCGCGACCCCGAGTCGCCCGGCTACGGCCGCCCGGCCTTTTACAGCCTGAGCAGCGGCACCGCTGGGCAGCTTCGCATCCATCCCTCGCGCATGGTGATCTTCCACGGTGCGCCCAAGCCCGACCCCGAGCTGGACACGGGTGACGGCTGGGGAGATTCGGTGCTGATGGCGATCAGCCGCGCCCTCAAGGATGCCGATGCCACGACCGCGAACATCGCGTCCATGGTGTTCGAGGCCAAGGTCGACGTCATCAAGATCCCGGACTTCATGGAGAAGCTTGCGGATCCGGAGTTCGAGCAGCAGATGCTGCAGCGCCTGCAGCTGGCCATGATGGCCAAGGGCATCAACGGCACCCTGATCATGGATGCCGCAGAAGAGTATGAGCAGAAGCAGCTCCAGTTCGGCGGCCTGACGGACGTGCTGATGTCCTTCATGCAGATGGCGTCCGGCGCAGCCGACATTCCGATGACCCGCTTGATGAGCCAGTCGCCGGGCGGCCTCAATGCTACCGGCGAGAGCGACCTGCGCAATTACTACGACCGGATCAGCTCAGGCCAGGAGCTGGTGATGAGCCCGGCTCTGCAGGTGTTGGATGAGTGCCTGATCCGCTCCGCGCTCGGAACCCGCCCGGAAGAGGTGTTCTACAACTGGCGCAGCCTGTGGCAGACCACCGACAAGGAGCGGGCCGACATTGGCAAGACCACCGCCGAGAGCATCAAGATCATCGCGGAAACGAAGCTGATCCCTGAGCCTGCGATGGTTGCTACGGCAGTGAATATGCTGACGGAGGCTGGCGTCGCGCCTGGACTGGAGGCGGCGATGCTCGAAGATGCCGCGTCCAGGCCGGATGGTGACGAAGAGCAGGACGATGACGAAGCGCGAGCCGCTGCGATGCCGGTCACTGATGCCGCGCCTCGCTCGCTATACGTCCGCCGCGACGTCCAGAACGTCAGCGAGATCGCGGCCTGGGCGAGGGAGCAGGGCATCACAGACCTGCGCGACGACCTGCACGTCACTGTCGTCCACTCCAGCCAGGCATTCGACTGGATCAAGGCCGGCAACGCCAATGATTGGGGTTCGGACGGCAGGGATGAGCTGGTGATCCCCGAGGGTGGTCCGCGCGCAGTCGAGCCGCTGGGTGGCATGTCGGCGGTGATCCTGTTCGCTTCCTCCCAGCTGGTCTGGCGCCACGAAAGCATCATCCGCGCGGGTGGGTCTCACGACTTCGAGGACTACACGCCGCACATCAGCCTGACGAAGGCACCCATGGACCTCTCCAAGGTCGAGCCGTACCGAGGCCGCATCGTGCTCGGGCCGGAAATCTTCGAAGAGCTCCGCGAGGACTGAACCATGTTTCTTACTGACCGCGTCCCGCTGTCGGGTGTCCGACGCACTGCGGACGGCTACTTGGTGGCAGACGCATTTGTCGCACGCACGGGCATCCAGACGTACCTCGGCGAAGAGCTGGGCCGTCCCGATCTGTTGAACGTGCGCCTCTACCGGCCGCCGGAGGAGGTGTTCTCTGACGCCACCCTGCGCAGCTTCGCCCACCGGCCGATGACCAACGATCACCCGCCGGAGCAGGTGAACGCGCAGAACTGGAAGAAGTACGCGGTGGGCCAGACCGGCGACGAAGTGGTCCACGACCAGAAGCGTGTGCGCGTGCCGCTGGTGCTGATGGATCAGGACGCGATCACGGACTACGAGGCCGGCAAGTGCGAGCTGTCGCAGGGCTATTCGTCCGAGATCGACTGGACTGCCGGGGTGACGCCTGAGGGCGAGCCGTTCGACGCCATCCAGCGAAACATCCGCAACAACCATCTGGCCATGGTCCGGTTCGGCCGGGCGGGCCACGAGTTTCGCATCGGGGACGGGGGCGCCCCTGGTGCTCCGGATCCCGGCCCCCATCACCACCAGAAGGAACCAACCATGAGCGACAAGACCATCCTGGTCGATGGGCTGTCCGTCGTGACTAACGACGCCGGCGCACAGGCCATCGGCAAGCTGCAGGCGCAGCTGAAGGACGCGCAGACCGCACAGGCGTCCGCTGACCACACCCACCAGGCGGCCATCGCAGTGAAGGATGCGGAGATCGCCAAGCGCGATGCCGAGATCGACGGCTTGAAGGGCCAGGTGCTGAGCGACGCGGCGCTGGATCAGCGCGTGCAGCAGCGCGGCGACCTGATCGGCAAGGCCAAGGCCATCCACGACGCCGACTACAGCGGCAAGACCGACGCCGAAGTCCGCAAGGCAGCCGTGGTCGCCAAGCTGGGCGATGCCGCCATTGCAGGCAAGCCGGATGCCTACATCGAAGCACGCTTCGACATCCTGGCCGACAGCGCCAAGCCGCGCGACCCGGTCGTGACCGCCCTCGGTGACCGCGCCATCCACCGCCAGAACGTGCAGGACAACGGCTATGCCGCGTCCGTGGCCGGACTGGACTACCGCACCGCCGGCCACAAGGAGGCCTAAGCCATGGCACTGCAGACCAACTACCCCGACATCCAGCCTGCCGCCACCCTCGGTGCGCAGGCGACCATGCTGCCGGCCACCATCATCTCCCGTGACGTGGAAGCGGCCCCGGGCATCGGCTTCGGTCGTGCAGTCGCCCAGGGTGCTGCCGACAAGGGCATCGTCCTAGCCGGAACCGGCGCGCTGAAGCTCGTCGGCATCACCTTGCTGGACCGCTCTGCGGTTGGCAGCGATGGCGTGCCGGACAGCTTCGCGCAGCGCTTCTCGGCCCGCGTCATCACCAACGGTGACGTATGGGTCACCGCTGCGGTTGCGGTCAAGGCCGGCGATCCGGTCTTTGTCACCGGGGCGGGCACGTTCACCAACGTGGACACCGACAACACCGCCTTCGCAGGCGCCCGCTGGGACACCAGCACCACCGCCGCCGGCCAGCTGGCCGTCGTCCGTCTCGGCTAAGGAGCCAAACCAATGAATGGACAGTCCATGCACTTGTTCGATGCGCAGGCCGCCCTCGGCTTCGTCATCGCCCAGGCATCGATCATCGAACCGGGCGTCTACCGCACCCGCTACCCGTCGGTGCAGTACCGCGATCTGATTCCGGTCGATACGTCTGGCAGCGAGTTCGCCACCTCGGTGACCTACTTCTCTTCCGACCAGTACGGCAAGGCCGGCTGGATCAACGGCAACGCGGACGACATCCCGAAGGCCGGCACCAATCGCGCCCAGCACCAGACCGGCGTGCACACCGCTGGTATCGGCTACGGCTACGGCTGGGAAGAGATCGGCCGGGCGCAGTTGCTGGGCATCAACCTGCAGAGCGAGGACGCCGATGCCGCTCGCCGGGCCTCGGAAGAGATGATCGACCGCGTTGCACTGCAAGGCGACGCCGACAAGGGCTTCACCGGCCTGTACAACGCGCAGGGCGTGACCCCGGTTGCCGCGCAGACCGGCAACTGGACCGTCGAAACCGACACGAACCTGATCGTCGGGGTGCTGAACCAAGCGCTGTTGAACGTCTTCAACGGCACCAACACGGCCTCCATCGCCGACACGCTGCTGCTGCCGTGGTCCCGCTTCAACCTGCTGGCCACTCGCAAGATGAGCGAGCACAGCGACATGACCGTGATGCAGTGGTATCTGGCCAACAACCTGTACACCGTGCAGACCGGCCAGCAGCTTACTGTGCGCGGCGTGCGTGGCTTGGACACCGCAGGTGTCGGCGGCACCACGCGCCTGGTCGCCTACCGCAAGGACCCGCAGGTGCTGAAGCTGCACATACCGATGCCGCACCGCTTCCTGCCGGCGTGGCAGAGCGGTCCGCTGCGCTGGGACATCCCGGGCGTGATGCGCCTGGGTGGCCTGGACGTGCGCCTGCCGAAGGAAGTCGTCTACCTGGACGGCATCTGATCCCTACGGCCCCGGCACATCGCCGGGGCCTCACTGGAGTGAAGCATGAAGATCACGAACAACCACAGGGGCCCGCTCGGGCTGCCTGACGGCACTGTGCTCTCACCGGGCGTCGAAGAGGCGGTCGCCAATTGGGAGCAGCTGAAGAAGAACACCGTGGTGCAGGGCTGGATCAAGGCGAGGATCCTGACCCTCGCTGGGGATGCCAGCTCGTCCGCGCCGCCGGCGCCCAGCCTGCTGGGCTCCAACCTGCTGCCCGCAAGCATTCCCCTGGACCGCGATGTATCCGTGTCGCTCGGCGACGTGGTTCGCCACGCGCATGCAGCTTCCGGCCTGTCCATCGAAGCCTGGAACGGCCTGGATGACGCCCTGCGCGAGGCCAAGCTGGCCGACGCGATCGAGCAGCTGCGGTCGGAAGCCATCGCCGAGGCCGAGGCGAAGAAGGTCGGCGCGGACAGCTCGACCGATGCGGGCGGCGAAGGCGCGGCCGGCGCCGCTGATATTGGCGCAGGCGGCAGTAATGGTCCGGAAGACAAGGGCGTGCTGGTGGCAAGGGCCAAGGCGCTCAACATCCCGGGCGTGGGCGGACACTGGGGCATCGACAAGCTCAAGCAAGCCATCGCCGACGCCGAGGCGAAGAAGGGCGAGGGCTGACCATGTACGGCACGCTGGAAGGAGCGACCACCTACCACCGCGATCGCGGCAATGCCGCATGGACCACCGGCAGCGATGAGGCACGCACCGCCGCGCTGCTACGCGCCACCGACTACATCGATGGTCGGTATCGGGTGCTCCTGACCACTGGTCGGTGGGTGTCGATGTTCCCCGGCGTGCGTTCCGCGGGGCGGGGTCAGGCCAGTGAGTGGCCCCGCATCGGTGCGACCGACTACGACGGCGACCCCATCCAACCGGACGAAGTCCCCGATGAAGTCGAGCGGGCGACCTACGAGGCGGCGCTACGTGAGCTGGCCAGCCCGGGCAGTCTGTCGCCGGACTACGTGGCCAGCGCCGCTGTGACCAAGGAGAAGGTCGGACCCATCGAGGTTGCTTATGCGGAGGCGGTGGTGGGCGATCAGCCGCCGAACAGGCCGCAGGTGCCCTTGATCGATGGGATTCTGGCGCCGCTGCTGCGGACGCCGGCGTTGATGCCCGCGGTGCGCGTCGTATGAGCGCCTTCTACGACCGCATGCAGGCCACGGCCGAGCGGCTGATGGCTCGCTTCGGCTACAGCAGCCAGCTGGAGCGCGCTGGCGCACCGACCGGGCCGCCACACAATCCTCAGCCAGGCCAGCCCACCAGCCACGTCTGCACGGTGGTGGACCTGGAGTACAGCCTCACCAACCGCGACGCCACGCTGGTGCTGAAGGGCGACAAGCTGGGGCTGATCTCCACGGCCATCGACATCGAACCGATGAACAACGACCGGATCCTGCTGGGGGGCGTGCCCTACAACTTCATTGACCTGCAGCCGCTCTCTCCCGGTGGACAGGTCCTTCTCTACGAGTTTCATGCCCGACGCTGATGGCCAAGCTGACCTCCCGAGAACTGGAACTGCTAGCTCGCCGCTTGGAACCGGAGCTGCGCAAGGCGTTCGTGCAGGCCATAGTCGCTGCGCGGAACGACACCGCAGTGCAGGCTGTTGCCGAGCTGCTACGCACTGGCCGCGTGGAGCAGGTGCTTACGGCGCTGGGCATGGATGCCGCACGGTTTTCGCCGCTGGCCGAAGCGGTGCGCGCTGCATTCGTCGCTGGTGCTGGCGCGGGCGTCCAGGAAATCCCGCCGGTCCGGCTGTCGCTGGATCCGGCAATCACAGGCAGCTACCGGCCGCGATCGCCGTCCCCAGTGCTGCGCGCCAGCTTCGATCTGCGCAACCCGGCGGCTGAGCGGTGGCTGGCCACCAACTCGTCGCGACTGGTCACCGAGATCATCGAGAGCCAGCGGCAGGTGATCCGCGGTGTGCTGCAGCAGGGGATGATCGCCGGCCGAAACCCGCGTCAAACAGCGCTGGATATAGTGGGCAGGGTCGGAGAGACCGGCCGGCGTTCGGGTGGTGTGGTCGGGCTCACCGGGCAGCAGGGGCAGTTCGTCAGCAACATGCGCGCGCAGCTGGCAAGCGGCGATCCCAAGCTCATGGCCGCGTACTTTGACCGCCAGCGGCGCGACAAGCGCCTGGACGGGATAGTGAAACGCGCCCTTGCGGCAGGGAAGCCGGTGTCGCAGGCGGACATCGACAAGATCGCCGGACGATACGCCGACCGCCTGCTTGCTCTGCGCGGCGAGATGATCGCCAGGACGGAGTCCATCGCCTCGCTCAACGCGGGCAGAGAAGAGGCCTACCGGCAGCAGATCGAGGCTGGAAAGCTTGCTCCTGAGAACGTCACCTGCACTTGGTCGGCCACCAGTGACCGCCAGACGCGCCACAGTCACGCGGCGATGAACGGCCAGCGGCGGCGGTTCGGCGTGCCATTCGTGACGTCCAGTGGCGCGCAAATGAACTACCCCGGCGACAGTTCGCTCGGTGCCGGACCAGAAGAAACCATCGGCTGCCGCTGCATGAAGCAGTATCGAATCGACATGACGGCGGAGGTGCTGCGTGGCCAGCAGGTTCGGTGATCAGGTGAAGGCCTTCTCCGAGAAGGCCAAGCAGCGGCAGCTGGCGATCTTCCGAGAGTCGGCGCAGGCCGTAATGGAAGACGCCAGTACGCCGGAAGGCGAGGGCGGCAAGATGCCCGTGGCCACAGGCTTTCTACGTAACTCTGCAGTCGCTTCAACCGCTGGTCCGCCCGACGGCGCCGGCGGTGACCCGACGCTGGTGTTCTCCGGCATCGAGCTCGGACAGTCGGTGTGGGCTGGCTGGACAGCCGCCTACGCCCTGCGCATGGAACACGGCTTCTACGGTGAGGACAGCCTCGGCCGGGTCTATGCACAGGCCGGCAAGGGCTTCATGCGCTCAGCCGCGCAGAACTGGGACTTCATCGTGGACACGGTGGCCAAGGACGTGAAGGAACGCATCAAATGAGCGATACCGCCATCTATGATGCCTTCGCGGGTCTCGTCGGCGAGTTCGCTGCGTCACTCAGCCTTCCGTGCTCCTATCCCGGCCTCGGCTTTACGCCGCCGACCCAAGGTCCTTGGCTGGAGCTGCAGTGGTTTCCCAACCAGACGCAGAACTACGGCATCGCCGACGACGGTCCGTCCCTACTGCAGGGCTTCGGGCAGCTGTCGGCCTGTTACCGGCCGGGCGGCGGCATCATCGTAGGCACCACCATCACCGACCAGATCATCGCAACCTTCGCCAAGGGAGCCGCCTTTGCCGGCGTGCGCGTCTATCGGAAGCCGTGGTCCAGCTCGATCATTCAGGACCCCGAGCGGATCATGCACCCGGTGACCATCCCCTGGCGGGGCTTCGTGTCGGGTTAGAATCCCGTCATGAGTCCCAAGCCGCCCAACCTGCACCTGGTCCGTAGCGACGCCCCTCCCACCGAGGGCGAGCTCGCTGGCCTGCGCGACGCCGTGGAGCGGATGCGGAAGAATCGCCACCTGCTGGATGCCTTCAACCGGGAACAAGCGCTGTTCGTTCGCTCGGAGTTCCTGGCCTATGTGGAAGCAGGATTCACCCGCCCGCAGGCCATGCAGCTGGTAGCCGCGAAGCTGGGCCCCGGCAAGAAGTGGCTCTGGCAAAGCTAAAGGCAGTCCGCCTTTGGCCGATAACACCTGCATGCTGGCAACCCGCCAGCGAACAGGGAGTTTTTTAGTGAATGCATGGTTGCAGCAGTGGTTCGCACAAGGTTCGGTTGTGAGTGGAGACCCCACGCGCCGGGCAAAGAAAGATGTTGATAGGTACTCCAGCCTCGTGGAGCTCGAGACCGAGTGTCAGAAGCTCGGCTGGCACGTTCTGGATACTGGCGACCATTACGTGGTGATTCCATCCGGGCAGATGACGGTTATCTGCTGATACCCGAGTTCCCCGACACCCGATCGTAGTGATCAGAGGCCCGCCCACCAGCGGGCCTTTCGCGTTTCCCAACGACCCCGCCCCGTGGCGGGTTTTTTTATGCCCCTCGCGAGGAGATAGAGCAATGCCCGAAGCACAAACCAACAGCGGCGACAAGCTGCACATCTGCGTACTGCCGCAGAACGAAGAACTCACCGCCACGCAGTTCGACGCCCTGACCTACGTCCAGGTGAAGAAGGTCGGTAGCCTGGGCGAGCGAGGCATCAACACCAACGTGGTGAGTTACGACACCCTGGACACCGTCGTGTCCCTGAAGGGCAAGGGCATCACTAACGCCGGTGACCCGACGGTGGAAGTGGCCGAAGACCTCGCCGACCCGGGCCAGACGGCGATGCGCGCGGCCGGCTCGCCGTACGTTAAGGATAACTACGCGCTCAAGATCGAGCGCTCCGACGGCACGCTGGAGTACTGGCGCGGACTGGTTACCGGTCCGAACGTCCCGGGCGGCCGCAACGAAGACTTCCGCCTCAACAACTTCACCGTCGCGCTGAACCAGCCGCCTCTCATCGTCCCGGCGCCCGTCACCCCGTAACCGCATACCCGTGGGATAGGGCGGCCGCCTGACAAGCCGGATCTGATCCAGCCGGCTTCCAATGGGCTCTTCTTCCGGATCGCAATCAAGGATCAAAGCCATGACCGAATTGAGCAGCATCGTCGCCGCCGAGCGCGGCATTGAAATCAAGCATCCCGCCACCGATGAGCCGGTCGGCCTGGTGTTGACCATACTCCCCGATAGCCACGCCCAGGTCCGGGCGGCGTCTCGCAAGGCCACCAACGAGCGGATGCTGAGCCGTGGCAAGATCACCGCCGAGAAGTTGGAGGCCGGCCGGATGGACCTGCTGGTGGCCTCCGTTGGTGGTTGGAGCTGGGAGGGCGACCTGACCTTCCATGGGCAGAAGCCCGAGTTCAGCGAGAAGACCCTCCGCCAGCTTTTCAAGGAGCTGCCGTGGGTGAGCGAGCAGGTCGATGTCGCGCTGGGCGACCGCGCCGAGTTCTTTCGCAGCGCTGACGAAGCGGCTGGCTGATGCCGTCTACCTGACGGCGCGATACGACGTCCCGGACGAAAGAGGGGAGACCCGCCGGCAGCGCAACGCGCGGTTCGGTGAGGAATCCCCCGATGTCGAGGTCCCCGAGGAAGGGGAACACGTGTGGGACTGGTTCTGGGAGCTGTGCCCCCGCAGGCGCAGCGGCCCGGAGCCGTTGACCTTTGCTGACGTCGGCGAATGGCAACGGCTGCTGATGTACGACCTGCTTCGGGAAGAGGTCGAGATGTTGATGGCGATGGACGATCGCTACCTCACTGCAGTGCGGGAAGACCAAGCCGCTGCACGGGCCCGCGCGCTCGAAGCGAACAAGGGAAACAGGTGACATGACTGATATTGCCGAGCTTGGTTACAAGGTCGACAGCAGCGGGCTGGTCGAAGGCACCAAGGCCCTGGATGAAAACGCCGCTGCGGCCGAGAAGACTGGCAACGCCGCCGCTCGGTTGGAGAAGGAATACCAGTCGATGTCGCGGTCGGTGGAGCAGTCTTCGCGCGCCTTGGGTGACCGCCTGGGCGGTGCCCTGGACCGCATCGGTATCGGCACCACCAGCGTCGTGAACGAGCTGCAGACGCTCAACAGGACGCAGGGCGAGGTGCTCGCCATGCTGGGCGGGCTGGAAGGCCGACTGTCCGGCGCTGCATCCTCGTTGCAGGCCTACAGCGCGGCCGGCAAGGATGCGGTGGCAACGGAAAAGCAGGTAGCCACCGCGAGCCGACAGCTGGAGCAGGACATCGCCGCACAGGAGGCGCGGTTCCGCTCCATTGCCCAGCAGGCTGTGGCCTATGCTGAGAGCATGCGCGGGGCCAACCTGTCTGAGCGGACTCTGGCCGAAGCGGCCCGGGAAAGCACCTCGGCTCTCAACTCGCGCGTGGCCGTCATGGCCAACGCTGGCACCGAGCAGGAGCGGATGGTTGCCAGGGCGAATGCACTTCAGCAGGCAGAGGCGCGCACGGCGCAGCAGGCAAAGGAAGCGGCGCGTGCAGCACAGGCGCAGGAGCTGAACCTGAAGAAGCTGCTGGGGCAAATCGACCCTACCGTGGCCGCGCTGAACCGGCTGGCAGAGCAAGAGGACCGGTTGGCCAAGGCCCGGGATCTCGGTCTGCTGAAGCCGCAGGTATTCCAGCAGTACCAGACGCAGCTGGAGACCACCCGTACCAAGACGCTGGCCGCCGCGCAAGGCACTGGCACGCTGACCGGTCAGCTGGGCCAGCTCAACCTGCAGTCGATCGAGACACAGCAGTCGGTGGTCGCACTGATGCGTGCTCTGGCGACGGGCGACATCGGCCAGGCGCAATCCTCAATCGCCTCCCTCACAGCCCGGACCGGTGCGCTCAGCGGCGTGCTGACGGCCACGGGGTTGGCGGTGGGCGGCACGGTCGCTGTTATTGCAGCTCTTGGCGTGGTCTCCGCCAAGGGCTACATGGAGATGCGGCAGCTGGAGGGAATCGTGACCGCGACCGGCAACGCTAGCGGCTTTACGACCGGCCAGCTGATGAACATGCGGACCGAGCTGGGAAGGGCCACCGGCAACTATAAGGACGCCACCGCGGCGATCAGCATGCTGGTGTCCGAGGGGCGCGCCAGCGGGCAGGCGTTAGAGATGATTGCATCGTCGGCAATGAATCTCTCAGCGCTTACCGGCAGCTCCATCAGCAGCACGGTCAACGAGATTGAGGTGCTGGCCACTGGCGGTGCTGACGCACTGGTGAAGCTGAACGACCGCTACTACTTCCTGACGCCGGAGATTTACCGCCACATCGAAGCGGTCCGGGAACAGCGGGGGGACTATGCCGCAACACAGGCGGCCCTGGAGCGGTTCGAGCACGTGATGAGCGGGCGTGCCCAGGACATGGCCGAGAGCGCTGGTGTAGTGGAGCGGGCATGGAAGGGCGCGCTGGCAGCCTTCCGGGGCACCATGGAAGAAATCAAGTCCATCGGCCGCAACGACCTGGACAGCCAGATCGGGCGCCTGAAGGATGATCTGGCGTTCTTCCAGACCATGCAGCGCAGCCCTATCCCCGGAGATGCCCGCCGCGGCGCCACGGGCGTACAGGAGATGCAGAAGCGAATCGATCAGCTGAGCCAGTGGAAGCAGGAGCTGGAGGATGGCGTCAAGATTCTCGGGCAGATCGACCAGCACGACAGAGACGTCGTGAAAACCGAGCGAGACATGGCGCGGGAGCGCGCCGCCGCCGATGAGGCACTGAAGGGGCGCCTCGCAGGGCTGGACCGGGAAGCGTCCAAGCTTCTGGCTCGCAACAAGATCATCGAGCTTTACAACAAGCTAGATGTGGACACATACGACATCGACGGTGAGAAGCTTCCGCCGGATAGCCGATTGCTTGATGGGTCTATGGAGAGACTCATCGCCCGCTCGGATGCGGACATCGACAAGCAGTTCAACAGGCGGGACGGTGTAGGAAAGAAGAACGGTGACGACAGCTCGGCTCAGGCGGTCCTTGCAAACACTCTTCGGCAGATCGAGGCCAACAAGCAGCTGGTCGATACCGGCGTCAGGGTAACGGAGAGCGAGCGCCAGGCGATGGCAATCGAGCAGCTTCTCGCCAAGGGGAAGAACACCATGACGGCGTCCACCAGGGCGCTGTTGGTGGCGGCCAGGGACGAACTTGCCACGTCTGGACAGAAGGCCGTCGCGTTCACGAAGGAGCGGGAAGCAGCGGAAGCACTGGCGCGACAGCAGGCGATCTTCGCGCAGGCCGGAAGCAATCGGAGCCGTTCGAACGAGCTGGATCTGATGGCCATGGGAGGTGGGTCTGACGCGGTGGCGATGCTACGCCGGCAATTGGATATCCAACGCGAGTACCAGGAAGAGCTGAAGCGGATCGGTAGCCGCGACGTAGCGAAGGACAAAGAAACGTGGGACCTGCTCGCGGCCAACGCAGATCGGTTCCGCAACCAAGAGCTCGAAAAGGAGCGCGCTTTCCAGGAGCAGCGCATGGCGATGCTGGGTGACTGGCGTGTAGGCGCGCAGGTCGCGTGGCAGAACTATGCCTTTGACGCGGTGAACTACAACCAGCAGGCCCAGGATGCCGTGAGCGGCTTGCTGAACACCACGACGAACAGCCTAGCCACGCAGTTCGACGCGATGATCAGGGGCAACCAGTCGCTCGGCGACTCCATCTCCAACATCGCCGTGGCGATGGGCAATGCTGTGGTCGGAGCGCTCGAGAAGATGGCGGCCCAATGGCTGGTCTACCAGGCCGTTCAGCTGGTGACTGGCCGCACGGCGCAGGCCGCGGCGGCCACCGGCCTGATCGCCAACGCTCAGGCGACGGCGCTTCAGGCTCAGCTGGCTGCATACGCCTCGACAGCTGCAATTCCTGTTGTCGGCCCGACCATGGCGCCGGCGGCGGCAGCTGCAGCTGCGGGTATATCGCAGAGCTACGTGGCTTCGATCTCCGCGATGGCACTGGCTGGGATGGCGCACGACGGTATCGACTCGGTGCCACAGGACGGCACCTGGTTGCTGCAGAAGGGCGAGCGGGTCATGACCAACCAGACCAGCGCGAAGCTCGATGCAACGCTTGACCGGATCGCGTCAGGCGGTGGTGCGGCAGGGAGCGGCTCTGGCGGCAACACCTATTCGCCGCAGATCTACATCAACGGTGATCCAGATGCTCGCACCCTGCAACTGGTCGAAACCGCCGTGCGCCGCGGCATGACCCAGACCTACGACCGCGTGGCGACGGAGATGGCCACCGGGCAGGGCCGGGTCGCCAAGGGCCTTCGCAATGGGAACACCGTTCAACGCCGCGTCCGATAACTCGACGCAATTCAACTGAGGTCCCTCATGGCAGCAGCAGTCCCCTATCCGCCGTGGCTGCCGATGCCGCTGCGCGCCGGTTACGGGTTCAAGCCCGAATCGCCGCTGGTGACGTCGCGGTTCGTCAGCGGCGCAACGATCAACCGAAGGAAAGCCACGAGCACGCCAAGCCGTGTCGGTCTGACCTGGCTGCTTACCGATGTTCAGGCGGCCCTGTTCGAGAAGTGGGTTCAGGAAGACCTGTCGGACGGCGCCGCATGGTTCTTGTGCAAGCTGAAAACACCCATCGGGGTGGACTACTACCGTTCCAAGTTCACTGAGGACTTCTACGACGGCCCCGTGCTCGTCGAGGGCGACTTCTGGCAGATCAGCGCCACCTTGGAGCTGTTCCGCCGGCCGCTGCTGGCTGACGGTTCAACCGCCTACCCCGACGCGATCCAGAACTCCTGGATTGTCGACCTTGCATCCAATAGGGAGTGGCCCCGGCCGTGACGATCCTGGAAAGACTGTATGCGTCCGGTGGCAGGGAAGTCGAGCTCGAGACGTTGGCCATCTCGGTGGGCGCAAAGACGCACTACCTGGTCAAAGGGTGGGTCGACATCACCGCTCGACTGGAGACGGGGCAGGACATCAGGTTCACCGCCTGCGCAATGGACGTCGCCAAGCCCGCACGCAATGCCGATGGCGCGCAGGATCTGCGCTTCGCGCTGAGCAACATCGATGGGGCGGTGAGCACTGAGATCCGGGCCGCGCTCGCAGCGCGGCTGGAGATGCTGGTCACCCTACGGGTGTATCTCAACAACGACCTGCTGGCACCGGTCAAGAAGCCGTTGTCGATGGTGGTCAAGGGCGGGCAGTGGTCTGCCACTGAGGTCCAGATCACCGCCGGCTTCATGAACATCCTCGACACGGCGTGGCCGCGCGACCGTTTCAACCTCACAAAACACCCGGGGCTGCGATACATCTCATGAGCATCGATCTGGAAAAGTACCTGGACGTGGTCTGGGTCAGTGGCGGCCGGCAGTTCCCCGAACTGGACTGTTACGGCGTGGTCAACGAAGTGCGTCGCGACCTGGGCCTGCCGCTGTGGGATGAACATGTCGGCGCCACGCGCGAGGAGCTGCCCGATCTTGCGCGCGCCGCGACCGTACAACAGGCCGGCAGCGACTTGGTCGAGGGCGCTGTGGCGTTCTGCTACGAGGGGAGCATGGTCACGCACGTGGCGGTGCTGGTGATGGCCGATGGGCGCATGTCGGCGCTGGAGTGCAACGAGACGCACAACGTCACCGTGATTCCCGTCTCCCGCTTCGAGCGCCGCTTCAACAGGGTGGAGTACTACGCGTGATCCGGATCTATCCCTCACGGCTGCCCGGCGACGCGCTGGAAACGCACCGTCACGGCCGAACAACGGTCGATGGCTGGCTGCGCGGTAATGTCCCGAGCTACCAGGTCGACGGCCCGCACCCCATCGAGATCGAGGTGGATGGTGCGCCTGTTCCGGCCAATGCTTGGGCGGAGACGTGGATCGACGCTGGCACCGATGTCCGTGTGTACCCGATCCCCTACGCCGAGGGTGCGGCAGCGGTCGTGTATTGGGTCGTCGTGGCGGTCATGGCGGCGTACGCCATCTACATGGCTGCCAACATGCCCTCTGGCAGCCGCTACGGGCAGGGCGACAGCCTCAGCCTGGATACCGCCCGCGCCAACACGGCTCGCCTTGGAAGCCCCGTGCGCGAGGTTCTGGGCCGATGCCGCGTCTGGGCCGACTATCTCGTGCAACCAGTCTCGCGGTTCGTTGGCGGCAAGACCTATCGCACCCACATGTTCGTGTGCGTCGGCAAGGGCCGGCACATCATCCCGTTCGGCTCCGCGCGGCTGGGCAACACCCCGCTCAGCTCCTTCGGCAGCGACGTGGAGATGACCATCTACCCGCCGGGAGCCGACGTGGGCGGCGACGTGCGCTCGGAAAACTGGGTGAACTCAACCGAGGTCGGCGCAACCGCCTCGGGCACGGCCGGCCTGGACCTGAGCGACACGGCGGACGTGGCCACCAGCCTCAACGCCGACTCGGTGACCGTGTCCGGCAACGTGCTGACGCTGAACAACGCGACGGTGACCGACGCGAACGGCAAGGAACGGCCGGCCACGTCGGTGCCGGCGTCCTGGACGGTCGGCGCGGTGCTCACGCTGAAGGTAGCCGCGACGTTCACGGCCACCACCAGCGGCCTCTACTCGATCATCGCCGGGAGCGCAGTGGCCGAGCTGGCCCCGTATGTGGGCATGCCGGTGCTGCTGACCTACAACGGCGCCGACTATGGCCTGTTCGTGGCGAGCTACGCGCCCGGCACGCCCGCCGTGCCCGGTGTTGGCGGCAGCCCCGCCCGCGTTACGGGATCTGCTGCAGCTTCCGGCTTTGACTTCAGCGGCACACCGGTCACCTTCAGCATCGGATGGCGCGGCACCAGCTACAGCGTCGCGCTGGTGGCCAACTACATCACCCAGGGGGTGTTGCTCACCGCGATCAACGACCAGCTGGTGGACAGCGGCCTGGTCGCGACGCAGTCGGGCGGGGTGGTCACCATCGCCGAGGCGGCCAGCCCGTATGCCGGCGGGAACATCACCTTCAGCGGGCTGCCGGCGGCGGTGTTCGGCAGCAGCCCAGTTGCGACGGCGGGCTTGGCCACGACCGGTGGAACGCCGGCGACTCTGCCTCGCGTCACACTGGCCTATGACGGACCGGGCGGCACTGCCTTCGGTGGCCTGCCGCAAGGCAGCGTCTCGCTGGCGATGTCGCGCGGGCAGAGCGAATACCGCATCGCGGCCGTATCCGGCCTCACCCTCGTGGTGCAGCGGCTGACGGAGGGCGGGGTGGTCGACAACAGTTGGCCAGGCTGGACGGCGCGGACCGCGACCGACTATCGGGCGAACGGGCTGCAGGAGAGCGAGGAATGGCTGGGCCCGTTCCTGGTCTGCCCAAACGGGGAGACGACGAACGCCTTCGAGTACGACTTCAACTTCCCGGGCGGCCTGATCTGGTACACCGACAAGGGCAACAAGCGCACCTTCACCGTGACCGTACGGGTGGCCTGGCGGGTGTACGGGTCCGGCGACCCTTGGTCGGTGCGGACCCACAGCTACACCGCGACCTCCGAGGATTCACTGGGCTTCACCGAGCGCATCACGCTGGGCACGCCGGGCCAGATCGAGGTGCGCGTGCGACGGGTGACCGAGCGTGGTGGTAACTCGGCCCGCGATGCCTGCTTCTGGCAGGGGCTGCGCGCCCGGTTGCCGCAGCGCCCGACGCGTTACGACGACCTGACGACCATCGGCCTGACGGTGACCACCGGCACCAAGCTGGCGGCGCAGACGGATCGCCGGTTCAACGTCGAGGCGACCCGCCTGTACGACGATGGCACCGCGCGCAGCATCAGCGGTGCAATGACGCACGTGGTTCGCTCCCTCGGGCTGCCGGGCGATCAGCTGGACAGCGAGACCCTGGCGCACTTGGAGAGCACCTACTGGACACCGCGGGGCGAGTTTTTCGACTTCAGCGCGGAGAAGTCCGGGACCAGTGCGCTCGACCTGCTGCAGATGGCTGCGCAGGCGGGCATGGGGTACTTCCTGTTGATCGACTCCATGGTCTCGGCCGGCCGCGAGGGGATCAAGGCCTGGCGCGGCGGGATCTCGCCGCAGCGGCAGCTCGAGCAACTGACCACGGCGTTTACAGCGCCGGGCCCGGATGACTTCGACGGCGTGGACGTGAGCTACATCGATGAGGTCACATGGGCGCCCGAGACAGTGGAATGCCGGCTGCCTGGCGGCGGTACGCCGTTGAAGGTGGAGGCCTACGAGCTGCAGGGCGTGGGCACCCGCGATCGCGCTTACCGGATCGGCATGCGCCGGCTCATGAAGCACCAGGGCCAGCGCCTGACCTACACCACCAAGACCGAGATGATGGGCCTGGTCTACCAGTACGGGGACCGGGTGAAGCTGTTCGACGATATCCCCGGATCCAGCACGATCAGCACGATGATCGAGGATGCCTATATCGAGGGCACCCGCGTGGTGATCGAGGTCGGCGAATACTTGGACTGGACCCTGGCCGCGCCGCGGTGCCTGATCCGGTTCCAGGACGGCGCGCTGTCCGGGGTGATCGTGCCCACGCGAATCGACGATCACCGCCTGAGCATCGCCGCCTCGGCGCTGCCGGGTGACCACTCGTTCACCACTTGGGTGATGAATGACCCAACGATCGATCCCCCGGAGCTGATCTTCTGCGACAGCACGCGCACCGGTTATGACGCGGTGCTCTCCGAGTTGACTCCTGCCGAGAACGGCACGGTGGAGATCGCCGCGCTGCAGTACGACCCCGGTTTCTATCAATACGACGACGCGGCCGCGCCGTAACACCAACGGAGAAACATCAAGATGACCACCTTCAACACTGGGAACCCGGTGCCGTCGGCTGCTGTCAAGGACTTGTACGACAACGCCGAGAACCTTGATGCGGGCATCAATGGCCCGGCGGCGACCTGGCGTGATCGCCGCGGCCTGACCCGCAAGAGCTGGGCCGGCGTCGAGTCCGAATTTCAGCAGTTCCTGATCGACGGCAGTGTGCTGACGTATGGGTCCTACGCCGAGGCAGCGGCAGTCCCGGGTGACATCAACCGGAAGGTTCAAGTCGTCGGCGATGGCGGCACCCATGTCGATCCTGTCACGGGCGCGACCGTGAGCAACAGCGGCACCTTCACTCGCGTGGCGGCGGGCTTGCAGTTCCTGCAGCCAGATGTGCTGGTGCTGAAACTGGACGCGGACGCCGCCAACCCGCGAACGATCGACTTCCTCCACCGCGCCGGGTTCGCGGTTGGTCAGGTCTATGGCCCGTTCGGGCAGGACTTGGTCACGCCGGCGAACCTGCCTTTCAGCGTCTCGTCCGGCCAGCTCGCAATCGCTCCCGTCGGGCCCAGCAGCTTCATCCGTGTGTTCAGCACCGGTCAGCGGCGTTACCAGGACATGACCGTGCTCATCACCATGGAGGTGCAGATGGATGCGATGGCGGCCGGGACCTACGGACCTTTCATCGGCTTCGGCGACAGCCAGGGAGCCTTCCGTGGCGTCTGGTACAACAACGCCGGGGCCCTGTCACTGGTGGACGCAGCAGGCGCAGTGGTGAGTGGGCAGACCGTGAGCGACGCCGGGATGGCTTTCACCGCCGGCCAGGTCGCCCGCGTTGAGCTGGGCGTAAAGCCGGACGGCTCGGGGTGGGCAGTGGCCACGCATCCGTCTGGCGCGATCCTGCGCCTGAACCTCGCGGGCATCCCGGTCGGCGCAGTGTGGGCCGTGTGGCGCCGGTCGGCGCTGGGCGACACCGGCAAGATCAGCCGCTTCCAGGTGCAGCACGTCCCGGCGGAAGACCCCAAACAACTGGTGGACTCGATGAACAAGGCGGGTAGCGCTTTCGCGGTCGGCTTCCGCGCCGAGAATGTCGACGGCCTGTATGCGGCCACGACCGGCACCGCGTCGACGCAGCGCTGGCTGCTCTCCGGCGGAAAGCTGCGGATGACACTCACAGCGACGGGCATCTACCTGGCAAAGATCGGAATGTCGCGACAGCCGCTCGGTTCCATGGAGTACGAAGCGGTGGCCACCGTCACCAGCGGCGCCGGCGGCGCGCTGATCGCGATCGGTGACGATCCTGCCACGCGCTTGGTCTTCGCCTACCTGACCAATGGGTTCGTCGGGGTTCTGAACAGCAGCAACGGCGTGGTGGCCGGTGGCGTTGATGCCTCGATGGCCTTCAGCGTCGGGCAGCAGGTGCGTGTCCGAGTGGTCACGCGCGCTGACAACACCGGCAGTGTCACGGCCATCTCGCCGGGCGGCCAGGAGGTCAGCGTCTCGGTGTCCGGGATTCCGCTGGGCACGATCTGGGCAGCGCAGCGTAATGCGGGCACTGTAGAAGTCGAGCGCATCAGCGCGGTCCCGATGGCCGGATCTCTGGCCGGGCTGGAGTCCAAGATGGCATCGCAGGACCTGACGAGCAACGACTGGCAGACCTACAGGGTACTGCCGGACTCAACGCCCGGCCGGGCGGTGCCTGGGTTCACCGGCACCGGAATTTCGCCTATTCCATCGGGCGGGTTCAAGGGCTGCTTTGCCAACGGCAACGACGGCCGGCTGCGCGAAGGAGACGGGAGCCCGAACGAAGGCGAGATCCTGATCACCGATCCGCAGCACAGCCGCATCCTGATGAAGATCCCCTGCGGCTACACCGGTGCCAGCCTGCAGGGCGTTGCGTGCGATACGTTGGCGGCGAGCGCGACCGTGTGGGCCGCGTGCTCGGAGAACGGGACGATCCGGAACTACTCCATCTATGGCGCCCAGGCGCAGCAGGAGGTCGTGTCTGATCGCATCGTCATGGCCGATCTCGGGTTGGCTGGGTTCAACCCCAACGCGCTGGCATTCGATGCCTCGCGCGGAACTGGCCGCGGTGCTCTGTGGGTTGGCAGCAACAGCGGCACCACCGTGCACTGCATCGATGCCGACCCTGCTGCTGCCACTCGCATCCTCGCGACGATCACCCTGGCCAACAACCCCGACCACTTCCAGATGATCGACGGCCGGCTGTTCTACCAGTACGGGGCGAACGGCGTCCGGGCAAACATCAGGGTCTATGACCTGGCGGCCAACACGGAAGCGGCGAAGTGGGGACCGTTAAACGACGCGCTGGCGCCCGAAGGGTTCTACTACGACAAGACCTCGCGCACGCTGTTCCTGCTGAATGACGGCGGCTTCCACGACTCGGTGGGGAGCATCAAGCTGAATGTGGTGTTTCAGTACAAAGTCTCGTTGCCGTAAGCCTTGGTGGTGCGTAGCCCGGTTTGGGTCAAGCGAACGCATCGCAGCATCGGAGTTGTTGCGGGGCGTGTTGAGCATGCCGGTCAGATAGCCGGGATCCATGATCGTGGATCGCTGGTGAGCCGCATCCTTGTCACAGCTCTCCCGGAGGCCTGAGGGCGCACTTATCCGCCGTAGCGAGCGGTGCGTCAAAGTATTGACGAAAGTTAGCTGCGATACATCCAGATACGCCGAGGCTCGTCTATTCTCGACCGGTGCTTAACGAATGACTGGACAGATGCGGATGCATGTTGCGCGCTACAAGTATGCCTACGAGAAGATCCGCGCCTGGCATGTGGGTAAAGGTAAAGCCGCACTGCTTGCTATGAGGTACGCAGTTACCGGAGACAGCGGCCGTTTCAGGTCCCATGGTGGATGGCGTGTTTCGCACTTGCGCATCGCCAATCCGGCAGACGGTGCAGAAGGGTCACCCAGTGGTGGGCCTATCGACGAACCATGAGTCGAAATTTTGGCGCCTCCGCGTATCGCATACGAGAAATGGTGATGCAGGTCTCAGTTCCATTGGGGGTCCGGGAATTACATTCGAACTCGTTGGGGGGAGATTCATTCCGATTCTAGAAGCGTAATTTCCGCCACGAGGCGCCCCATGAAGTTGCTGATCAGTCTGCTGGGAATTGCGTCGATATTTGCCTGCTGTTTGGGCCTTGCGGGTCTGGCTGAGCGTGCCTGGAGGCTACGCAGGGAAAAGTCGACTAGATGCCTTCCGGATCATGACATTGCGAAGGACGCCGATGGGCACTCGGTTCAATGACGCTTGCTACACAGTAGCCCTGTCGGTCGATGGCTACAGCTATTCCGCAGAGCTATGGCGCAAGAGCGAAACGGATTGGACTCTGCTCTCAGTCAAGGTCGGGACAGTCGTGGCCGAGTCACTCAACTGGAGAGCGTCCTCATGCCTGGGCGCCTTGACCGTTGCAGAAGCTCTGGCTAAGCAGATTGTCGCCAGCAACGAGCCAATGTCCAATAGCCCAGCGTAGCCAGCGTTAACCGTCGGTCACCGTTAAAGCGTGATCGATACCCGCTCGATGCTGAGCGGGGTCGGACATATCAATCGCTCGCGCACCGGGCGCCAGCCCCAAGCTCCCGACACTCTTCACTTTTCGACCGTAGAAAGAACTCATCGAACCGGGCGTTGCAAATCGCTTGGCGGGCACCACATCCTGGGCACGAGATCACGGCCCCGCCAGGGATCGAATGAATTCCTTGGAACTCGGTCAGGTAAGAGAACTGCCGGCAGCCTTCGCAAACAGCTTGCGCGGCGCAAATCTTAGTGAACCGAGGTGGCGCCCCGGCCATGTCCCCTTGCACTTCTATGAGCTGGAAAAGGCCAGTGAACGGCATGGTGATTTCGCCTGTCTGCTTAGGTGCCAGGTTGATTGGCCGTAGTCGAATCGGGTTTGGCGGGTGTGAGCTGCTGAACCAACCAAGTAAGGAAAGCAAGCTGCTCGCTTGTAGGTCGTTGAACTTGGCCAGACCTTGCACTGCGCTCGACTTCGTCAAGAAATGAAACGCCCTGCGCAAACTCCGCAACTGATGGGGTCAGAGTTTTCGCTCTGTCATTGGTGGCGACCGTATCCGCTTCGCCCAAGCTATTCAGCATAGACAGCAGCTCTCTTTTTCCCTGATCCGTCATCCCGAAGGTGCTTGGCTTTGTGGGCATTTGCCAGAGCATGCCTTGCGCAGTTAGCTGCTCCAGCCGACCCTTCGCCGGACGAAATCCTTGTGCTGCCATGCAGAGATCTGCGAGAAGAAGGAGACGGTCTGGCTCGAGTGTCATAGGTGAGGGGCTGCTGGGCTTCAACAGATGACGCAGATGCTACCTCAACGCTGTTCTGATACTTTAATGCTGCGTATGCTCATCTAACAAACGAAATGAAATGGTTCGTGTCGACTCAATTGTTAAAGTGCGCAGCGGTGTGCAACTGGTCGCTGATCACTTTCAGGCCAGCGACCAAGGCGAGCTTGTACAGCGTGTTGTCCTTCTCTGGTTCCTCATGCAGCTCAAGCAACTCAGGCAGCATCCTGGCCCATGCGTTCTCTAAAAGTAGAGGCGCAGGGGCGGAAGCGATCAGTAGACGAAGCCCGTACTCCATAGCCTTTGTGCGGCCCATGAGCGCTTCAAGCTGATGCTGGAGATCGGCAATCCTTTCGCCTTCCAATGATTCGTTATCCATGAGCAAGTGTCCGAGTGGGAGCCGCTGCCAACGCTAGCAGTTGGGGCAGGGTTGCGCATGGGAGTTCGGTCGAGCGATATTTCAGGTCTGTCCGATGAGATGGGTATCGATGAGTATCCTCAACGTTCTGATGACGCCGGAGCAAGCCGTCGTGGCGGTGGACACCCTTGCTCAAGACGTCCTCAGCGGGGAGGTCTCAGAGGGCGCTAAGCTGCTGTTGATCCCTCAACACAACATTGTCGTTGCGGGGCGAGGCTCCGGGCAGGTCTTCCTCCGCATCTACCAGCTGTGCCTTGAGGCCAGCTTCCGGAAGGCCTTCAGCATCGAGCAGATCATGCGAGAGGTCGGGCCCGTCATGGACCAGCTTTGGCCCAACTACGTTCAAGCAGCCTTGGACGCGGGGTTGGGCTTGGATCAGTTGAACTCAGAGATCGTGGTGGTGGGGTGGTCAAAGGCGCAGGACCGGATTGTCGGCACAGCCTACGCCAAGTCAGATGTTGAGCAACACGCACGTGTCGCTGCGCTGGTGGGCGGGCTCGCTTCCCCTGGCGAGCCGTTGCGAGGCGCTTCCGACAGCTTCGAACCTGGGGCGATCCTCGCAGCCGGAAGGCGCCAAGCCGAGTACTTGAATGCTCAGGAAGGGAGAGTGGTGGCCGGTGGGCGGCTCATTGCCGCCTCCCTGCAGCGAGGCGAGGCAGTCGTCAAGGATCTCGGGACCATTTGACGGGCCGAGTGGGCGAGGATTAGACGATCAGGCGCACGATCAAAATGCGCGAGCCGGAAGCAGCTTAGCCCGGGTGCAGGGGTGCCTGAGCGGCGCCCCGCCTGCAGCTTTGCATCGCCCCGACGGCCCGTCGCGAAATCTGAGACCCCGGTCCGTATCCTTCGCCCATGCTCCCTCCTTGTAACTCCACCGGCTTCATGACCGCCCCTACGCCTCAAGGCTGGGTGCAGCACGGTGACCACTGGGGGCTGTGGTGGCGAAACCGTCAGATCGCCAGCGTGCAGCCGAGTGCCCATGGCATCCGCGTCGTCCTGTCCTGCAGGAAGCTCTGGCAGGACAAAGAGGTAAGGGCGGCCAGCGTCCGTCAGGGAAAGCGCTACGCAGAGCGCTGGTGCGCAGCGCGGGTACTTGATGGGGTGCCTCTGAAGGAGGCTGTGGCTCGGCTGGTGGCCAACGACGAGCCGGCCCGCAGGCTCTCCGGCACCGAGATCCAGCAGCAAAGGCGCTTGGACGCAATCCCGAACCCGAAGCTGTAGCGGCCTGAGTCAGCCGGCGTTGCCTCCGTATCGGCGCGTGCGACCGCCGGCGGCGACAGTGGGTCTATGGATCAAAAGAGCATCGGCAAGGCGCGCTGGGCGCGCGCGAGGGCGGCTTCGCTATGGCAGCAGGCCGACGATCTGGACAGCATTCGCAGCGGTGACTGGCGGGCGAGGGCGACACGCCGGCGCGGGGCTGATCGCCTCCGCGCCGAGGCCGCGCGCTTCGACGGCATCGCCAACCGGCTGCAGCCCCTCGATGACGATCAGGCCGCATGATCGCCGCGCCTGGGTGCGAGAGGCCTTGGTTCCGTTCCGCAATCGCACCTAGCCCCCTGCGGGACAAGGCGCTCAGATGGCCGAACGTGGCTGGATTGCGGAATGGATATCCAGCCGGAGACCTTGGCATCTATATATATGCGTCAGGACTGCAAATCCGGTGCAAATTGCAGGAAATAGGCACAGCTGTGGCACAGATGGCAGCAAAAGGATTGCTGCATATAGCCGAGTCGCCCCCCTCCTAAGGGGAAGGTCGCCCGTTCGAATCGGGCCGGGGTCACCA